AAAAAGGGGCAGAAAAGGCTTGACATTTTCTGCCCCACTTGTTATTATAATAACATAATGAAGAGAGGTAATACATTATGATTAGTAAAATACTTAAACAGGAACTCCTCAACCTGAACTCTGTTTCGGAGTTAAATGAGGTAATTGCTTTCGCAAGGGAAGCAATTGCAGTAAATGCTAAAGCATCGATTGCTGTTGGTGACGAAGTTATCGTAGTTCAAAAGACTAAGAGAACTGTTGGTATTGTTGAGAAAATCAACATCAAAAAAGCATTGGTTAAGATACCTAGTAAAGGTGACCTTGTTTACAGTGTTCCATTATCTATGTTGGAGGCTGCGTGATTCTAAGAAACGGACTGGTCGGTTCGTTTCATCACGACCTTTATGCGTTTGATGAAGAACACTTCGAAGGGGAAGAACTCGAACTTCCCCTTAATGCTAAAGAAATGCAGTTAGCATTTTTACAACAAGATAATAAGTCATGGCAAATGATGGTGGACTCTGTTTATCATAGAACAGGTTTCATGATTGCAGGAAACATGAACATTGATTACATTGTTGTTCAAGGAGTCCCTCACAAGTTTCACTAATGATTGACCAAATGATTAAGGTCAGAATGACCAATGGCAAGGATATCTACGGAACGAATTTAGATATCGGTAGATATTCTGTCAAGCATGACTGTGAAGTAGAACATGAATATGAACATGTCAATCCTTCTACAGTTTACAATACATTTGAATATGTGGGTGATAGGAAACCATCACCNNAATACTCGTGGAGTTAATTTAGATAAATGGTAGATTGGATAATCGCAATAGGTGTGAATGCACTAATCGTATATGCATGTTACAAGTTTGTAACATTTGGCATGTCTGGTGGATTTCAACGCCTTTTCAGTAAGAAGAAAAAGAAAAACGATGTGAATTCAGGTCAACTATTCGGTTGACATTTTACGCTATATAGTGTATAATGGTCGTTATGAATCAAGAATTATATGCTCTTCTAGGTAAGTGTGCAGATAGCACAGGTCTTCCTGTTATGGATGAGACCCAGTTTACCGATGTCACAGAACGGTATGGTAAGGATGTCTTTAGAAAGACTCTTGCTGAATATATCTTTCAAGAGAGACCACCCTTTCCTGCTAATCAGGTTACTGAGAAACGCAGGGATGATGCGTGGTGGAAACTAAAGCAATACGATATCTGGAAGGGTGTCACCCATATTAATAATCAACAAAGGGAAGTCATTGAGAAGTTTGATGACTACAAGTATCCCTTTAGTGAACATGGACTAGGAGTAATCGATGCTCCTGCCAGACCTTATAATGATGTATCTGATTGGTTTATGAAACCCCTGCGTTGGCAGTGTAACAGTTACTCATTCAAAGCACCTCTCACTGTATGGAACGAAGGAACTGCTCATGAGATATGGGCATGTCTTGGTGCTATATGGAGAGGTATAAACGATGTCAAGAAAGTCACAGTCCGTGACCTTGATGGGAATGAAAAAGAAAAGTTGGTCGGTGGTGTCTTGCAACAAAACTCGTATGTTGCTACCTTCCGTTTGGCAACATACATTGCCACCCAGTTCAAACCCAGTATGGCAAAGACCATCTATCAGATGACTAATGCCAAAAGAGTTCTTGATACATCTATGGGTTGGGGTGATAGACTTACAGGATTCTACGCCTCAGACGCAGAAGTTTATATTGGATGTGACCCCAACCCCAATACCTTTTACAAGTATCATGAAATGATACCATACCTAGAGAAGATGTCTGGTAAGCAAAAGACTGTCCATCTGTTTAACTGTGGTGCAGAAGACTTACCATGGGATAGAATCACAGACATTGATTGTGCCTTTACTTCACCACCATACTTTGCTACAGAGAGATACAACGAGGGTGGTGAGAATGAGGATGCACAATCATGGAAGAAGTTCTCTGAATACGAGAAGTGGAGAGATGATTTCTTCCTACCAGTATCACAAAAGACCTTTGACTCACTATCTAATGATGGTCATATGATTATCAATATCATGAACCCAAAGGTAAAGAATGTAGTCTATCCGTCTTGTGATGAGTTAGTAGACCTACTCAGACCCCACTTCAAAGGTCAGATAGGGATGCGTATCATGCAAAGACCACAGGGTAAGTCTGTATTCAAGGACGAAGAAGGTAACTTCGATAAGGAGCAACTACAAGATTTCTTTGACCAATTGTACATTGAGAACTGTTGGTACTTCGGAAAAGAGGACACACCAGACATATTTTTGAGGGCAGAAAAAAACAATTTAGACGATTTTTTCGCTTGACATTTCCTGCGACTGTTGTTATTATAATAACATAATGAGAAAGGAACTGATTATGAAAAACAATTTTGGACTGAAATTTCATGAGAATTGTGAACCTACTGAAGAGAATGTTCAAGAGTTTGCTGATTATTGCATGATGTTCTATGGTGAGAATAATGACGATGCTCTTTATCCTACCGAAGGATTTACCATGGGAACTGCCATGATTGCTATCAATGAATATTTGACTGGTAACTATCCTAGTTGTGAAGAGAACATTCATCTGTATGGTGGTGGTGATACCATTGACCGTGAGAAAGTTCTTGGAATCTTTTTGGGAGAGTAATCATGTGTGGTGCATTTACTGGTGAATATGATTTTGATGGTTTTGTAGTTAAAGAAACTGTCACAGGAAAAATTCTTGCAGGGTTCTTTGACCCTATTAAGAAAATAGAAGAAGCAGAAGAAATCCAAACAGGATTGAAGAATGCTTTTGGTGTTGAAACTATCTTAGAGGGATATTATGAATGATGCAATGAATGCAAAACATGCTCGACACTTGACTCGCATCCTTAATGTTAAGGTTGCGTTGTCTAAATGTGAAGAGTCAAAGAGTGAATGGGGCATTGAATACTGGTCAGGAGTTCTGAAAGCACTTCAGAATAAACGACTAGATGGTGTCAAGTTCCACTAAGAAGTCGTATAAATAGACATATAGAAGAGGATTTTATATGCCTATTGACAGTACAACTATTACTACGCAACTCAAAGATGATGAGTTGACGAGTAATCTTAACTATCTGCAACCCACTGGGTTCAGGGTAGTTATTGATAGAACAAGGTATCCTAACTTAGAATACTTTGCTCAACAGGTAACACATCCAGGCGCACAGTTAAATCCACTGGAGTTACCTGCCAGAAGAATTACATCTGTTCCTTTAGCAGGGGACAAGATGACATTTGGTGAAGTATCATTCAATATTATACTGGATGAAAACTTGACTTCATACAGAGAGATGTATGATTGGATGACCAGAATAACTAATGAAGGTCAAGTATCCGCAGGGGCAAGGGGTGAAAAGAAACCTACCTATGCTGATATTACCTTGAGTGTATTGTCTAGTCATAACAATCAGACTTTGAGAGTAAGATACAAAGATTGTATTCCTACTTCTCTTGGCACTATTAATTTTCAGTCAACTACTGGGGATGTCCAGTTCTTGACTTTCGATGCTAGTTTTAGATTTGCTCAATTTGAAATAGTCTAAATACTACATTATTGTTTTATAATGGAGAGTGAATGTTAGATTTAGAAAGCATATTGGCAGAGTGGAAAGAAGACTCAAAGATTGATATTTCCACCCTTGCTGAATGTTCCAAAAATACCCCAGAGTTACATGCTAAGTATCTTGAGTATCATGCTCAGACAAGACTGCGACTCAAGAAAGCAGAGTTCAAACAAAAAGAACTACTGAAGGATAAGTATCTTTACTACGAGGGCAAAATGTCTAAGGAAGACATAGAATCTCGTGGATGGGCATTTGACCCATATGATGGTCTAAATGTAAACACCAAAAATTTCAAAGAGTATTATTACGATACTGATAAAGAGATTCAAGATTCGGAACTGAAAATACAGTACCTTAAAACCATTATAGATACTCTAGTAGAAATTATAGATAATCTAAAGTGGAGACATCAAACCATTTCCAACATAATTAAGTGGAGACAGTTCGATGCAGGAATGTGACATTACCGAATACAATAACCGCAAAACTTAAAGACCATGCAATGATGCACATTGAGTGCGAAGCACATCAAGTGCCAGAGTTGCGTGACTACTTTTCATTCTATGTCCCAGGCTTCAAGTTCATGCCAATGTATAAGGCAAGGAAGTGGGACGGTAAAATCAAACTATTCAATTCAGTTACTCGTGAACTGGGTGCAGGACTATATGACCATCTGAGAAAGTTTTGCTCAGATAGAATGTATCCTTTGCAATTAGAGGAGACTAAGTATGGTCATCCTGCCCAGAAGAACGGTGTATCCCATATCAATCTAACTAAGTTCATTGAAGAACTTAACAGTCCGTTTGATATCCGTGACTATCAATACGATGCGGTCACACATGCAATCACTAATAAAAGAGCAATCCTACTATCACCAACTGGTAGTGGTAAGTCATATATCATCTATTGTTTATTGCGTTGGTATATGGATAACTATGATAAGCAAGTTATGATTGTTGTTCCGACAACAAGTCTTGTCGAACAGATGTATAAAGACTTTGAAGAGTATGGATTCGATGTAGATAAACACTGCCACCGAATCTATTCAGGTAAGGATAAAACCACTGACAAACAGATTATCATTTCTACATGGCAATCTATCTACAAGTTTCCACCCAAATGGTTTGAAAATCTAGGGTGCATCTTTGGTGATGAAGTCCATCTCTTCAAAGCAAAGTCTTTGTCTGGTATCATGAACAAGTGTAAGAATGCTGAGTATCGATTCGGTACTACAGGTACACTGGATGGTACAGAGACTAATAAACTTGTACTGGAAAGTCTCTTTGGTTCTGTACATCGTGTTACCATGACCAAGGACTTACAGGAGAAGGGTGAACTTGCTAAACTAAATATTAAGGTATTGTTATTGAGATATCATAATGATGTCTGTCACATGCTCAAAGAATCCACTTATCAAGAAGAGATGGATTATATTGTAGGGTGTGAAAAGAGAAACAACTTTATCTCTAAACTATCTCTGGACTTGAAGGGTAATACTTTGGTCTTGTTCCAGTATGTGGATAAGCATGGTAAGATACTCTTTGACCAAATGAAGAAGATGGGTGGAGAAGATAGAAAGATATTCTATGTATCAGGTGAGGTTGATGCAACAGACCGTGAACAGATTCGTGGTATCGTAGAGGGACAAAAGAATGCAATCATTGTTGCTTCATTGGGAACATTTTCTACTGGGATTAATATTAGGAACTTGCATAACATTGTCTTTGCTAGTCCTTCCAAGTCTCAAGTCAAGGTTCTTCAATCAATCGGAAGAGGACTGAGAAAGTCTGACGATGGTTCAGTAACACAACTATATGACATTGCAGATGATATGCACATCCGTAAACATAAAAACTTTACTCTAAGACATAGTGCTGAAAGAATTAAGATATATAATAAAGAACAGTTTCCATATAAGGTATATCCAATAGATTTGAAATGAAACACGGATTAATGATTGGTGGGTTCGGTGCAAATGCAGGACTCAGAAAAGTCTACAAAAAAGAGTGGACGGTATCGTCACGCAACTTAGACAACTCACCAGACTACTACCGTAGTTTTGGTAATCATCGAATCGCAACCTTTTTAAGAAAGAAAGGTTGGGATGTCGAATGTCTGGATTACGCTTTCTATATGTCAGACGAAGAACTTCGTCAATTCCTAGATGACCGTATTACTGCTCAAACCAAATTCCTTGGTATGAGTTTATTATTCCCACTTGCGTATGTTGCAAGAAATAGATTACAAGCATTGATAGATTGGATGAAAAGAAGTCATCCTCATGTAACACTTGTAGTAGGTGGAGTCAAAGCATTTGTTCTTACAGAGATAGGTAATGTAGATTACTATGTTGCAGGTAGTGGAGAGTATGCACTTGAAGCAATACTTGAAGCAGAACATTTTGGTGGGCCTTCCATCAAACATACTATCTGGAAACAAGGTATGCTAGTAAATGCATATCGTGATTATCCTGCTCATCCTAAACCAGATGCATCTATACATTACGAAGAAAGAGATTATATCCAACCACATGAAACTTTGAATGTAGAGTTTGCTCGTGGATGTATATTCAAATGCACATATTGTACTTTCCCCTTGATTGGTATGAAGGGTAGTATGGATAGATGTGCTGATAGTTTATACAGAGAACTAAAAGAGAACTATGAAAAGTGGGGTGTTCGTAACTATTACATTACAGATGATACTGTGAATGACCGTGCAGACAAAATGGAAATGGTTGCAAATGTAGTTAAGAAGTTAGATTTCCAACCACAGTTTAGTGGTTATGCTCGTGCAGATTTATGTATCACTCATGGTGAAAAGACATGGGATGATATGATTCAAGCAGGATTCACTTCACATAGTTATGGTGTTGAGACTCTAAACCATGCTTCAGGTAAAGCAGTTGGTAAAGGTATGAAACCTGAAAAGATGAAAGAGGGTCTACTGAAGATAGAAGAATACTTCAATAAAAATATGAGTGAACTGCAATACTATGCAGGGTCTCTAACTATGATTGCAGGATTACCTCATGAATCATATGCATCATTAGATAGAACCAAAGAATGGTTGAATGAGTATTGGACTAACCATGCGGTAGCATATCTACCACTCAGAATTAATTCCCCAGAAGAAGTTATGAGACATAAAGAAGCAGAGAATGCTGACGGTAATATTGCAGATAACTTCTACAAACAAGGATATACTTTTGAATATAAGAAACCAGATTTCATAGAAGATGAACGAGTAAGAAATGTTATTGAAGGTTTGGTACAGGCAAAAGATTATATGAAAGGTACAAGGGGTAAAGTTCCTTGGAACTTCTGGGTACATCCATCAAAAGAATATGATTATGTTGATATGCTTCAGTGGACATACGAGTGGATGGATGAAAGAATTGAAATGGGTGCTACTGCTACCTATTGTTTTGAAAGCAACATTCCCACCGCACAACATAAGGATTATCCCAGAAATGTTAAGCACCACTTCAAAAGACATCCGTTAAGAAGTGACCCTAAGAACCAAAACCTACTTATTATGGAATATATAAATAAGAAGCTAGGGTTAAATATTGGGGATAAAGAAACGACTAACCAAGACCTAGGGGGTGATATATACCCACTAACACAAAAAAAGAAATTGAGATTTCAATTATAGATATGGATAAAGATAAAGAGAAAGTAGATAACGGTATGCCATACCCATTAAGACAATTCAAATTATCGTCAGGTGATGAAATTGTATGTGAAGTTATACAATGGCAAAATGAAGATGAAATGGAACTTGTAGTTCGTACACCAATGAGAATCGGATTTACTGAAATCATGGGTGGGATGAAGTATTACTCGTTTCGTCCGTGGATGATATATCAAGAAACTGATACAGAACTCATGGTACTAAATGCAAATCATGTTGTCGGTATTGCTCAACCTCAAGAGACATTAGTATGGCAATACAATGAAGCAGTCAAAGACATGAAAAAGATGCACGAGAAGAGAATGATGGAATTTGCTGAGTCCAATCCAGAAGAATGGAAGAAGCAAAACAGTTTAACCGAAGTTACTAAAAATCTAATGCAACAGATGGCAGAACTTGAAGGTATGATAGAAGATGACTTCGGTGGAGATAGTGATGGGGGTGGAAGTAATATTTTACTCTTTGACCCCAATAAGAGGAAAAAGGTTATCCATTGAGTGAACTAAGAGAATGGTCAGTTGAAGATATAGATATTACCCAAAAAGAATATATCTACTCAACTATAATTAAAGATGATTTCATGAATGCTGAAATTGTTCGTGTGTGTAAGGAAAAAGAAGATGCACGAAGAATGGCAACTAATGTAAAAGCAGATGTTACTGAACTAGTATTTGATGAAGCAGTCACTACTACATTCAATAAAGGTAGATTAAAAGGTGGAGATTCATTCACTCATGCCTTTACCAGATTAAAGAATCGTATTGAAAAGTTAGTTGACAAAGCAAACTGGCACATCAACGATATGCATGAAAACCATGCAAAAAGGAATCATGTTGATAATTGGGTAAGATATTATCATAAGACTCAAAAGGTAACCCAAATGTGGATTGCCAAATATGATTCTGAAAAACAACATCATGTTATTGAGCATGACCACTGGCCTGCAACATGGGCATTCACTTATTATGTTTACGACCATGAAGCACCTGCGGTCAATCCGACTGGTCTACGATTTCCTCAAACCCCAGATAAAAGAATGATAGATATAGAGCATGGTAAATTACTACTGTTTAGGGGTCATGTTTTCCATGATGTACCAATTCAAAAGTACGAGGGTATAAGATATTGTATAGCAGGATTAGTACATACTGATTGGAGACAAGCAGATAATTATGAATTCAGACACCGACTTTTATGAGGTATACTACCCTCTCCCAAAGTAGCTTTGAATTATACACTAAAAAACAACTTTTGTCAAGCTATTTTTTAATTATTTTTTTACCTTGACTTTTTATCATGCATGTAGTATAATATGCATCAAACTTGGAGTATAATATGAAACCCAAAGAGAAACCACATTATGTGAATAATGCTCAGTTTTCCACGAGTGTTGTTGACTATGTGCAAACTGTTAGGAAAGCAAAGAAGGCAAATAAGAAGATACCAATCGTACCTGATTATATTGCAGAATGCTTTCTAAAGATTGCCGAAGGACTATCACATAAATCAAACTTTGTACGATACACTTACCGTGAAGAAATGGTAATGGATGCCGTAGAGAATTGTCTGAAAGCAATTGAGAACTATAATATAGAGGCCGCAACTAGAACTGGTAAACCAAATGCGTTTGCCTACTTTACACAGATTTCGTGGTATGCTTTTCTTCGTAGGATTGAAAGGGAGAAGAAGCAACAAGATATTAAACTAAGATATATCAATCATTCTGGTATCGAAAACTTCTTAGATAATGAATTAGCAGACGGACAATCCGCATCTGTAGCACAAGCATTTGTAGACCAATTGCGTATTCGTATCGATGAAGTAAAAGAGAAAGATGCTGAATGGAAGGAGATTGTCAAGAAGGAAAGAAAGAAGAGAGTACCCAAGGTAGATTCTGACCTGACTGACTTCCTAGAATGAAGTCACTCCTGTTTCTATTCACTGCTCTGGTATTGAGTAGACTTCTACCATTGCCACCTAATAGTGAACCTCTATTGGGGTTAGCAGTGATTGCACCGCACCTAGCAAAGAGTCTATGGGTATGGTTCGCACCTTTGTTAGTTATGTTAGCATCTGATATCATTATTGGGTTTCATGGTCACATGATGTTTACATATACTGCATTGGCAATCGCACCATTCATAAGCAAGTATATAAATAACATGTATACTGCACTTGGGTGTAGTTGGTTGGTATGGCATGTCCTCGCAAACTTTGGACAGACCTATCCACCCTTTAGTGTCGAAGCACTTGTTTTCGATACAAGATTATTCGTCAGTGGATTATTAGTAATAATAACGCTTGACATTTTAAGAAAGGTCATGTATAATGGCAAGTCATATGGAAAAACTGGATAAAAAGGAAATCAAAAGAATCCGCAGAAAGGCAATCAAAAAGCAGAACCAGTCTTCTGGTATCAGTGGAAGACTAAGTATGGCAGAAGCAATTGCTCAAGTGAAGCGAGAGGAAGACCCTTTATTCAAAGGTAACTAAATGAAAATAGCAATTTTGAACGATACCCATTGCGGTATCCGAAACTCTTCTGATATCTTTATGGAATATCAAGAAGCATTTTATCGTGATGTATTTTTCCCTTATTGTATTGAGAATGATATCAAACACATTCTCCATCTAGGGGATTACTATGATAATCGTAAGACGATTAATTTTAAGGCACTGCAACACAACCGTAAAATCTTTCTAGAACCTTTGCGTAAGAATGGCATGACCATGGATATCATTATTGGTAACCATGACATGTACTACAAGAATACGACAGAGTTGAATGCACTGAAAGAGTTGCAGGGTCACTATATGAATGAGGTCAATCTTATTTTAGAACCAAAGGTCATGAAGTATGACTCTTTGAAGATTGGTCTTGTTCCTTGGATATGTGAGTCGAATGAGAAACAGTGTATGGAGTTTATCCAGAACTGTAAAGCAGATATCATCGGCGCACACTTAGAACTTATAGGATTCGACATGCATCGTGGGATGCCGTGTTTGAATGGTATGAGTCCTAATCTGTTTGACCGTTTCGAAATGGTTCTCACAGGACACTTCCATGCGAAGTCTACATCTGGCAATATCCACTATCTTGGTTCTCAGATGGAGTTCTTCTGGAATGACTGTGATGACAAAAAGTATTTCCATGTTCTTGATACTGAAACAAGAGAACTGGAAGCAATCCACAACCCAATCACTATCTACGAGAAGATTTATTATGACCACGAGAAGATGGGCAAGTACCAGTTCAAGGATATGCGATACCTAGACAACAAGTTCGTTAAGGTTATCGTAGTGAACAAAGGTGACCCATATGAGTTTGAAAAGTTTATTGACCGTATCTCAATGCAGAAGATTCACGAACTAAAAATCCAAGAGGACTTCAAAGAGTTCATTGGAGAAAATGTTGGTGATGATAAAATATCGCTTGACGATACGCAAACAATAGTGTATAATTATATTGATGCTGTATCCACAGATTTGGATAAAGGTCGTATAAAGAAAGAAGTCTCTGCACTCATGAAGGAAGCAGAGTCTTTGGAGATAATGTAGATGGGTAAGGGGTCTAAACCAAGGCCTATCCCTGACAGAAGGCAGTTCGAAAAGAACTGGGATAAAATATTTATGAAAAAGGACTTCGAGTTTTGGACACATTACTGTAAGGTAGAAGGGACAGAGATTGGAGTTGAGAAAGGGTCACCATGCAATTGGTGCAATGTAACAGAAGATGATATTATTCAAGAAACTGAGATACAAGAACTTCCTGAGTACAGGAAATAATTTAACCGAAATAGATTTTGATACCCATCCTACCACCTTGGTAGTGGGTCAGAATGGTAGTGGTAAGTCAACTATGCTAGACGCATTGTCGTTTGGTCTGTTCGGTAAACCACACCGTAAGATATCAAAGAGTCAACTTGTTAACAGTATTAACCAAAAGGGTTCACTGGTAGAAGTTGAGTTTGCGATTGGTTCACAGAACTATAAAGTTATTCGAGGTATCAAACCTAATAAGTTTGAAATCTGGGTTAACGGTAATATGGTGAACCAGAGTTCTCATGCTCGTGAGTATCAACTCATGCTTGAGAATAATATAATCAAGTTGAACCACAAGTCTTTTCATCAGATTGTAGTTCTAGGGTCTTCATCCTTCGTTCCGTTTATGCAACTTACCTCTCAAGCAAGGCGTGATGTGATTGAAGACCTACTTGATATTAATGTATTCAGTAAGATGAATGGTCTCTTAAAGGAGCAGGTTTCCATACTAAAAGAGAAGATTAATGATAATGAATATCAAATCAATCTAGTGAATACAAAAATTAATGCACAAAAAAAGTATCTGCGTGACCTTAGTGCGGTGACTTCTCAACAAAAGAAAGAGAAGCAGGAGACCATCAAAGGATTGCAGGAACAAATCAAAGTCCTGACAGATAATAATTCTAAGTTGAGTGCTGACCTAGAAGACAAAGAAGCACCACTATTAAAAGATATCGATGACCTATCACAGAAGATGAAAGACCTAGAGGACTATGCATCTCAGTTCAAACACGAACAAAAGGATGTAGTCAAGAAAGCAAAGTTCTTTGAGAAGCATGATATCTGTCCTACCTGTGAACAGGATATCAGTGAAGATATCAAGACTAAACATCTTGAAGAGTGTAAGAGAAAAGCAGGAACTATTACCAATGCTCTAGAGATGTATGAGAAACAGAAGAAGAAGTTCGAAGAGAAGAAAGAAGCATTTGATGTTATGATGGATTGCATTCGTGCATGGCAGTCAAACATCAACGGTAACAACAGAGAGATTGCTTCTATCAATGAATCTATTGACCGACTCAATACAGAGATTGGTAATATAGATGAAGAGTCAGGTGACCTATCAGAAGCAAATGCTGAGTTAGAAAAACTTAGAGTATCCAAAGAAGAACTACAGGATGCCAAGTATAAACTCAATGAACAAGCATCCTATGATAGAGTCAAAGCAGAATTACTAAAAGATACTGGTATCAAGACAAAGATTATCAAACAGTATCTACCAGTCATCAATAAGTTGACTAACGAGTTTCTACAAACATTAGATTTCTTTGTTCACTTCAATTTGAATGAAGCATTCGAAGAGACTATCCGTTCACGACATCGTGACGCATTCTCTTACGATTCATTCTCTGAGGGTGAGAAACAAAGAATCGACTTGTCACTGTTATTCTGTTGGAGACAGATTGCCAAGATGAAGAACAGTGTGGCAACTAATCTACTTCTATTGGATGAGACATTTGATTCATCCCTAGACGAAGATGGTATTGAAAACTTGATGAAGATTATTAGCAGTCTGTCTGAGGATACTAATGTCTTTATCATCTCGCATAAATCAGAGTTAGAGGATGCTCACTTCTCTCGCAAGATAGAATTTGTGAAGGAACGAAACTTCTCTAAAATAAAAGCTTGACTTTAGTTGAGACATCTGTTATAGTATGCGTTACAAAATGAGGAAAGGTGAATTATGGAATTAACCGATAGCACTATTAATATATTGAAAAACTATGCCACCATCAATCCTAACATTGTGGTTGAGAATGGCAATACCCTGAAGACTATTTCGGTAGCACGAAATCTGTTTTCATCTACTGAGACTGTTGAGGACTTCCCACAGACTTTTGGCATCTATGACTTGAATGAGTTTTTGAATGTCTTGTCTTTGGTGCAACAACCAACACTCAGATTTGAGTCCGACTATGTTGTTGTCTCTGATAATACTGGTCGTTCATCCGTGAAGTATTTCTTCTCTGACCCTGATATGTTGACTACTCCTAGTAAGTCAGTGAACATGCCAGAAGCAGAAGTTAAGTTCTCCCTAGATACTGATACACTCAGTAAGATTAAGAGAGCATCCGCCGCCTTGGGTCATGATGAGATTTCGATTACTCCATCGGATGGAGCAATCACTTTGACTGTCAAAGACAGTAAAGATGCGACTTCAAATACCTTCGCAATAGATGTTGAAGGTGAGTATCCAGAAGGAGTTGACTTCAACTTCATTCTGAATGTTGGTAACCTAAAGGTTGTCAATGAAGACTTTGATGTGAGTATCTCATCTAAGTTAATATCGCAATTTGCAAGTAAACAGTCTGCGACTGAATACTTTATTGCACTAGAAAAAACATCTGTATACGGAGCATAGATAATGGCAAAAGCAGAACCAAAAGCACAAGACCACAGTGCAATCTACGAACTGAGTAATAGAGTTGCTCGTTCATGTGTGGCAGTAATTGATACCATCGTTCAGAGGGGAGCAATTAAAGGTGAGGAACTATCTACCATTGGTCAGTTGAGAGACCAAGCAGTGCAGATAGTGCAACTGGTCGAGGAATACCAGTCTTCGCAAGGTTTAGACAATACCGATTCCTAGGTATCTGTCTAGAGAGGGTGGATGTCTCCTTTCCGTCCACCCTCTCAATTTCCTATTGACAGAAGGGTACAACTTGTGTTATAATTAGATTATGAATGAATTTCTCTGGGTCGAGAAGTATCGACCACAAACTATCGCAGATACTATTCTGCCAAAAGAACTCAAGCAAACTTTCCAGAACATCGTAGAGTCTGGTGAAATCCCTAACATGTTATTTACTGGTACGGCAGGTCTAGGTAAGACTACCGTTGCTCGTGCTATATGTAATGAACTAGGACTTGACTACATTGTAATCAATGGTAGTGAAGAGGGTAACATCGATACTCTGCGTGGGAAGATAAAGCAGTTTGCTTCTTCGATATCTCTTTCTGGGGGTTACAAAGTTGTAATCTTAGATGAAGCAGATTACCTAAACCCCCAATCAACTCAACCTGCATTGCGTGGATTCATTGAAGAGTTCAGTGACAACTGTAGGTTTATCCTTACCTGTAACTTTAAGAACCGTGTGATTGAACCATTACATTCTCGTACTGGTGTCTATGAGTTCAATGTATCAAGTGGCAAAGACCGTGCAGTCCTTGCTGAGTCTTTCATGAAAAGATGCGATACTATT